CCTGTTTGCCGCTAACACCCAGCACTGTGATCGTGATGTTGTTGCCTATGTTGATGCTTTCGCCTTCTTTGCGAGTCAAAATCAGCATTGTCCATTTCCTTGCGTGAGTGGGTTTCCCAATGCCGCCTTGCAAGAAGCGGCATCAGTGAAACATCACTGCATTACGCGGATTTCATTGCGTGGGAACCACGCCCCGTCAAGCTTCACCATGCAGCCAACAAGGGCGGCGTAGCGGGTCTCTCGGTCAGTCTGGAAGCCGTAGTAGGAGCAAGTGGTCCGAGAGGCTACGTTGCTCAACAACATGCAACCGACGATAAGTGCCAGCAGGATCAGCAAAACCTTTGTCGCGTACTTCACACCTCGATACCGTAGTCAGCCAGGCGCAGACCGAAGTGCATGCCTATTTCCTTCAGCACCACCAACTCTGCTGGCTCGATCTGACCATCAGCCTGGGCAATGGCAAGAATGTTGACGAAGGCTTCCTCCGCGTCGGCCGGAACGTTTTTGATGTCGGCCAGTTCCCGCTTGATCGCCAGTCGACCTACTTGGAAGTTGGCGTTCAACTGGCCCGTGAAACGACTGATGGTTTCGGTGATCTCGCTCCCGAAGTGCGTCAAATTCGGGTTGGAGCGAATCAGCTCATCCAGCTTGGAAAACTCGCTGGCTTCAATCTCTCCGTCGGCCGCGGCAACCAATAATCCGCCACCGACAATGGCCTGCATCAAGTCGCGGTTAACGACCTTCTTCATTTCGGCCTGGGCATTGCCGACTTGTTTGCCGAAGAGTTTTTTCATTCCGAACATGGTGTTTCCTCTGGTGGGGTTACATCCCGCTGCACCCTGTCACCAAGGTGCAGCAGTGATGCTGTCCGTCCTATTGCCGCCGGAGGGGCGGGGCGCATTGCTTGCCGGGTCATTCACACGGTTCTGGCGTTTCACCATCGATCAGCCGTCCAGGTTGATCCTGTCGTGGGCAGGCTTTCGGGCCTGTCTGCTCGCCGGTCGCCGGTAGAGGCAATGCGGCCTGTTGTTTGTTTCGCTGGCTGTTAAAGAGCGGGGCGGCTTTCGCTGCTGGGCCAACAAGGTGTTGGTGTGGACAGAAATATAAGCGCGCTTATTTTTACTGTCAATAAGTGTGCTTATTTATTTTTATTGAGGCGTGAAAAAGCCCGCTCAATGGCGGGCTCACATTACGCTTCGCAGTACTCTCGCCACCCGATCCTGATGGTCCCATTCTCAAGCCGATCCATACGGATCCCATCAGTTTCTTCAATCTCATGGAGGATTTGTAGCCACGCATCAAGAGCTTCCTCCTCTGACTTGGTGACGACTACCGATTGGATTTTCTGCGCATGCGGTGCAGAAATCAGGCGTTGGATTCGTCGGCGAATAAGCTCGCATGAGGTCTCAGCTGAGCTCGGTGGAGGACGGCGTGGCATGCAATGATCCTTAGTTTTATCGTTTGGGAGCTATACCATATGGTGTCAAATATTTGACGAGTTAAGATAGGTCATCTCATGCGGACAAGAAAAATTTTCTAAGTTTTTATGCAAAAAAAGAGAGTGCACGCGCGAGCTTAAGGAGGCGAGAGAGGAGTGGGGCTAGATACGAAAAAGCCCGCGCATGGCGGGCTTTCTATACTCGGGGACAAATCCCTTTGGCTGACAGCATTGTGCTGGTGGCTGTGACTAAGGTGTGAAAGGGCAGAGAGGAAAGCCCGGCGCTAGACCGGGCCTGTTCAGTTGAGAGCAGCAGGTATGCCCTGCCTAATCTGGCTTAACAATTCGTTGCGGCCCTCATCGTAGTTGATTACTCGAACGCCTTTAAAAGATCTTAGCTCTCCAGTAATTTCTTTATACGCCTTCAAAAGTTTTGATTTTCCAGGCTCTGGTGAGCCCGCAACAAAGAGCGTATCTGTGGCCAAGCTGTCATAGCTGATAAGACGCCGTATCTTTGATATCCATGCGTCACCATGTTCCAGTATCTTCGACGGCTCATCATGACCGAGGTGTATTGGCTTAATGGCTTGAACTGGAACCTGACCTTGAGATAGGACGAATGGAAACCTAACTGGATACTCGGATGTTCCCAGTTTTTGCTCTGTGTATTTCTGTCGCAAGTTGGAGTCAGCAAGCAAGCTACCGAGCTGCTTCTCTAGCGCAGTCTCTTGGTACTCTTTAGTCGCAAAGCTATGGTTGACGTAGTGGTCGAACAGTGTGCCTAGTGCAATGTCGGCGTTATCAATCGCCATAGTGCCAGGATCGCTAAACCTCATCATCGTTTCGCGAGGATGAATTAGGTGCTTAAAGGTATTCAAAAGCATGCCTAGGTCACTTCGATTTTGAGCTAGGAATCCGCTTAACCGGGAAAGCTCCGCGTTCATTTCTCGCTTAGCCCGTTGAAAAATTTTCGAGTCCAGGCTGGGGAAGAAGTTGGTTACGCGCTGTCGCTTTTGCTCAATTTTGAAGCGAAAGTCACCATTATTGGCGATCAAAACGATGCCTATATTTACAAATTCGCCTGTTTCAGGGTAAGGCAAAAACCTAAGAATTGAGTAGTTGCATATATATTTCATAGTGGCCCCCAGAATCGCTCTTCCGTGAACATTTCTAGAATTTTCCGCCGGTCAGCCAATGTAGGCTCCGTCAGATCAATGAGATCTCTATCTCTATAGACCCATTCCTCTGGCAGAAGGTCGGCAATCGTATCCCATTCTGTCAGCGCCTCGGCAAGAATCTGAGTGTATTCCTGACGAACGACATAGTCGCGAAAATCGCGCCCTCTCTCGCGAAAAACGTGTCGATCCAGGAAATCATGGCTATCGAAGTCTTTGTGGAATGCTAGGTTGTGATCAATGACGGCAAGCTCGCCACGGGCGTCACGTATGAGATTTACGTTCCCGCCTTTCTGGCCCAAGCATCGATCACCATTCTGTACCCACCAATCAAAAAGCAACACGCGACGCATTAGCTCTGCTGGCGTAGAGCTCAAATCATTGATTGTGAAGTCAGAGGCATTTTCCACGGCCCTAGATGCGAATGCGAGGCCACCACCCAAATCATTGACATTAGGCATGGCGCTGAAGCCAATCAAGTCAACAGGGACATCCATAAAACGCCATTGGGGTATGGGCAAGCCTAGTTTTTTCCCGAGTTCAGCCCCGAGAACTTCAGAGATGAGCGCTGGGCCGCCTGATTTCTCTAAACCTTTAACAAAATAGGAATAGCCATCGTCGGCACGAATGATGAAAGGCTTTATTGAGTAGCCCTGATGGCTTTGCCGGACAATCTCAATTGCTCTAATTCTTTCAGGCATCTACCTGAATTCCTTGTTCTAGAGGGTCGTAAAAGTGCTGCCTCTCACTCAGACTTGATCGTGCCAGGTTCTCCACCTTCACCTCATGAGCGTAAGCAGTCAGTCGATCAGTTTGCTCATGCAGCTTTCGATCGTAGGCGCCATTGGTCTACAGCTTCTGTAGCGCCCTTACCACTACACCGACAATCCGGCAGTTCTCTGCGCACATCTCGGTAGGGTAGGCGGGGTTCAAGGGCTTCAAGTACCGTCTACCACCATCATCTACGAGTTTTTTGAACGTGGCTTGGTCACTGTCAGCCAGTTTTGCCACTACCAATTTTCCAGACTGAGCATCTGCCTCGGTATCAACCAGAATCAATGTTCCTTCAGTGATACTCATCCCTACTGGCGATGTCATCGAGTCGCCCTTTACCTCAAGCCAGAACGCCGGACCTTTTGAGTTGTAGTCTGAAAGCTCGTACCGATCTGAGAATCCAGGCGGAAAGGGCTCGATTGCTTCGGCCCATGCACCTGCTGCAACCCAGCTGATTACTGGGTAACGGAAGGACTCGATGGGTTGGCGAGTGGAGCCGACATTGGATTGGCTTGAGGGTGTGCCCGTCATAGGGCCAATGTTTTCAGATAACCAAATAGCATTCACACCGCACACATGCGCAATTTTTGGCAAATGAGCGCTTTGAAGGTTTTTTCCTGTCTCCAGCTGAGATATCACCGGCTGTTCTACTCCCACCTTAAGGGCGAGAGCCTTCTGCGTCAGCTTGGCGTGATTTCGGGCGGATTTGATTCGTTCGGCGAGTGTGTTCATGCGCTTGAATTTATAAGTTCCCTTATCAGCTTGCAAATAAGCGTGCTTCTTAATAAAGTATAAGCATGCTTATTGTCAGGGCTTTCATGTGACCCCAATCGAAAAACTCGTCGATTACTTCGGCGGGCAAACCAAAACAGCTTTAGCGCTCGACGTTTCTCAAGCCGCGGTTTCGTACTGGGTAGCGGGGATCCACCCAATGGGTGCCGAAAAGGCATTCAAAGCGGAGGAGCTGACCGGTGGGAAGGTGACGGCCCGCGAGCTTTGCATGCGCCCAAAGCGCGCTGAGTCGGCTGAGGAATTGTCATGCCGGTACGTCGATCCATTCAAACCAGATTAGAGGAGAGCAGTTCCCATGGAAACGTCCAATTCAAGACACCGCGTACAAACCCGTGATCAGGTGCTGGTAGCGCATGCGGCAATTCAAATCGCCCGCACTAGCTTGAGCCAAGATGACTTTGCCCAGGCGCTGAGCCGGGAAGTTTACCTAATAGTTCCTGCTGCGAAGATCGAGCTGGCGAAGGTTCCTGATTTTGATGAGTTGGCGCGGCTGAACGATGTCGGCGAGTTCGTGAAGGCAACCGGTCGCTGGCTCAAGCGCGTTCAACGCTGGCTGTCGGGCGAGCAGGAGATGCCATCTTGGCTGGAAGAGGCGTGGGTAAATGCACTCGAGCCTGAGTTCCGTGATCACTGCGTCAATGAACTGGCCAGCCGTCACGGTTTGATTGGTGCCCGCCAGCTTGCGACCGAACAATGCGGGAACAAAAGCTTCAGCGCGTTGATCCGCGCCCTAGGTGATGTGATTGACACTGGAAGCGAGGTGTTCGACGACCAAGTGATGAGCGAAAAGGACCTGCCGCACTTACCAGCGTTCGCCAAGGAATGTCGGCAAGTTGAAGCAAGGGCAGGGGAGCTTGGCCGGAAAGCCGAAGAGATGATCGAAAAATCTCGCCCAGTGCTGAAGTCGATCGCCTGAGTCGTAGACACAAAAAAGCCGACGGTCGAGGTCGGCTGATTCGCAAAACTAGAGAGCGATGATTATGCACAGCCATATTGCCCCGAGCAATACCTTCGATGTCGTGACACGTCTTGGTCAATCGCAATACGTGTCATGTCACACCATGTCGTCACGCGAGATCGCCGAGCTGACTGGCAGCACGCACGACAACGTCCTGAAAACCATCCGCGCGCTGGTTGCAAAGGGTGTCGTTTCGTCAAACGACACCCCCTACGTCCACGCACAAAACGGTCAGGTCTATCGCGAGTTCTTGTTATCTCAACGCGACACCTTGGTGGTGGTCTCGGGTTACAGCGTCGAATTACGCGCAAAAATTATTGATCGCTGGCAGGAACTCGAAGCCCAGCTCAATCATTTTCAGATCCCGGCTACCTACGCCGAAGCGTTGCAGGCTGCCGCCGACCAAGCCAAGGACAACCAGTCGCTGCGGCTGGTCATTCTCGATCAAGCACCGAAAGTCGCCGCGATCAAGCGTCTGGCGGCGGCCGGCGGGGCGATCTGCATCACCGACACCGCCAAGCAGTTGCAGCTCCAGCCCGCCAAATTGTTTGCCTGGCTTGAACAGCATCGGTGGATTTTCCGCCGCAAGGG